TAGTAATTTTGTAACAAGTTATGGATGGAGCTCTTTTCAATTAGAATACAGCGCACTTTTCAATTAGTATCTACAGTCTTTCAAACATGTGACAGGATAAGGGAAATCATTTGCATAGAAACCGCAATATCCGTATTTTACAACTTTCAGAAGTACGGTAACAGCCTTTGCTACGAAAATGGATGATTTAGGTGAACTACCGGGTTGCATATCGTCTGCTTTCTTCAATGCGACAATTTCAGTGGTAATAGCCTGATAGTTGAGATTACCTGCTATCATAATAAGCCGTTTCCAAAGGAACTCCCGATACCTTACCATTAACTCATTGGCCAGATAACCGGCTCTGATATCGTCTTTGCCGATTATGGCACGTTCCAATAATCCGGCAACTAAAAACATGTCATGCCCATTTTTGGTGTAACATCCGGCATTACTTCCGACATATTCATCCTTTGGCAATTCTATCCTGTCTCTTGAATTAAGCAGGTTACAGGCGAAATAATCAGCATCACGATTCTTTCTTGTGGCAAGAAGAATGCCGAGAGCCTTTTCAATGAATAGAGGTGATTTGTCCTGCCAGCTTTGTGCGTCATCAGCCTGTTTGAGTGCTACAATCTTATTCGTAACAAGGTCATAACAATCCTCTGCTGAAACACAGAGTAATCGCTTCCACAGATATTTTCTAAATCGTGGTGCCAACTCGTTAGCAGCATAGCAGGCATAGTCTTTGTTGCTCCTGCGTATTGCCTTCTGAATGAGGGATGAAACCTCAAACATATTGTGACCGTTTTTTGTGTATAGTGCATTTGCCATATCCTATTATGCGATTTCAAATTTTGAATTTGGATTCAATTTAATCAATCTTGCTATCATTTCCTCTGCCGTTTTTTCAGTTCCACAAAACTGATGAAATGTAGGGCGAGCAGATTTCGTTCCATCTTTCTTTATTTTGTAAATAAATGCACCTTTTGGCAAACCTTTTGAATTAATGTACTTTGTTGCTTTCATTGTCTATCTCTTATTTTAAATTATTACTTTGCTTTTCTTTTATAATGCTAAGATACTGATTTATAGTGAGATATTAAAATTTAAATATCTGATTAACAATGAGTTAAACAATGATTAACGGCTTATATATCATCAATGCAAATACATTTTGGTTTATGTGTTATAAAGTCATTGGCAACATTACAACCATAAGCTCCAACATTAGAAATAAGAATCTTATCACCAATATTAGTTGGACCGGAATAATCACGATGGATAATATCATTCTCAATACAGGTACATCCGTAAATGGTAGCGTGTTCGACGTAATCGCTATCGTTTGAAAGCACATTGCAAGGTGGATTTTTCGTATGGCAGACAAAACCGACATCATCACGCTTGCAATCCACAACGAGCATTGTTTTTCCTCTGATAACTTTCTTGCCGATAATGGTTGCAAGTAGAGACATGGAAGTGGAAACTATCGGTGTGCCATTCTCGGTGATAAGCTGCACTTCTCCATCAGGGAACTCTCTTGCAAAGACTTCACCAATAGTTTTGGCATACTCCTCATACAATGGTATATATTCTCCATATTGAGCTTTTAAACTGTCATCCATGCGACCGAACATGTTGCCGCCAATATCAACTATATTGGCTCTAAGTTCTTTTGCATATCGAGCCATCATTTCGGCACGCTTCTTGAAATACGACAGTCCACGAGCATAAGAAATATGACAATGAACACATTTGACTTTTATCAATCCTCTTCGTTGTAGTTCTATGATTTCTTGATAACTTTTGCTATCAACATCAATTCCAAATCTTGAAACTATGCCATTCCCAATATCAAAATTTAGACGCACTCCAATTGCAAGCGGTGAGGTGTATATTCCGATAAGTGAACCAAGCTCACCTACATTATCAACGTTCACTATTCCACCATGATTAGCACATCGTATCTTATTGCCCAAATCAGGGATAACTCCATTGTATATAATCCGGCTGTCATCAAATCCATAGTTCCGTGCAAGCTGATACTCTTTGGGAGAAACAACTTCTGCATATCCACCAATTTCTTTTACCACATTGATGAATTCTTTGCAGTAATTCGTCTTGAAACTGTACCCGATATTATAGTTTGGGTAGTATTTTCTGAAAGCGGCTACAAAATCGGTGATATTCCGTTTGAAGTCATTTTTGTCTGCAATGTATAGAGGTGTTTTCAAATCATCGCTTGACATTAATCTTTGCTGTATTTTTTCTAAAGTCAAATTCATAATACTTTCCCCATTTATTTTTCATTGCACATCTATATTCGTAGTTCTTTCTGGAATCAATGGTGGTTCCTCCTTCATTGGAAGCTTGGATACCGTAGCTGTGAAAATATTTAGGCAGGAGTACAACTCTGTTCATAAGCAGTTCCTGTAACATCATATCAACATCGGATATCGCCGGGTCTTTCAGATCATATCTGGCCTTGAGTGCTTTCTTGTTTATCCATCTTACATGACCGGGCATTCCCTTAAAACAAAATTCCTTGTCATACACATACAAAGCCATTTGTGGATTATCAAAAGCAAGCCCAAGATTTAAATCGTAAAGTAGCTGGCCGATACGGAGTATTTCATCACATGTGCGTTCTTTCCAGTCAGGGTAGTTTTCTGCTGTGATGGCAGTATAATTGTCAAGTCGATAACAGAAACGCTTTATATCATCATCGGCAACAAATATCACATCCTCCGGTGTGTTTTCAATTATCCAATATAGCGTTGACATGAAACTATGTACCTTGCCGCCACATTCAAGCGTGGCATCCTTAGGAATGACAAGCATATCATCTATGCCGGCATTTCTATAAGCATCAGCTTCTTCTTCCCTAACGACATAAGTACAGTATTCAAGGCAATTCTTAGTCATTATTTTATGAGGTCGCTGATATGACATGACGTATATGTTAAACGTAATACCGGGTGTCATAGAACTTTTTCATCTTTAATCCATAATTTAGTTCATATGTGGATGGAATTTCATAACCAAGTAATTGTTTGCATCGCAAATAAACCATATTGCAACCTGCATGACGTACAAACGGGAGAGAGGCATTGATACGCGGGTTTATTTCAAGCAGTACCACCTTGCCGCTCTTCTTCAGAATGAAGTCAAAAGCCACATTACCATCAAGTTCAAGTTCTCTCACAATCTTGCTGACAATATCATACGCCATGTCGTTGGACTGGATTTCTCCATACATAATGGAGCCGAAAGCCATCATGTAGCCGACATAACCGCAGATATGAGTAACTACTCCTTTGTCTGCAAGCGCACTAACGGTGTAATCCAGTCCTTCGATTCTCTGCTGAAGGATAACCTTATTTTTACCATTGTCAACGATGGATTTCAAATCAAGCAAGGATATGTATCTGTTTTCTCCGAACTTGTTGAATAGAGAGGTATCATTGCACTTCTTGTCATCCACAACGGCGAAGCCTTTACCGCCGCACAGATTGTCCACTTTACAACAGATAGAGCTGTTTTTGTACTTGAACATAGAGGCGAAAGCATCCACATCGGAAACACTCTCAGGAATGATCTGTTTGGGCATTAAGCCGGCATAACAACTATAAAGAGCAATCTTATTGTTGGCAACCAGAAGACTGTCAATAGAAGAAACAGATACAAGAATACCGTTTTGCTCAAACTTATCTTTAGCGCGAGCCATTATTTCCAACTCCAATGTCGCTGTAGGCATGATGATTGAAACATCATATTCCTTGCATAAGGATATGAGTGTTTCAACATAATTTGGAGCAGAAATGGGCGGAACCACAAAATTACCGTCTGACAGTTCAGCAGGCGGGAGGTTGGCCGCAACGGAATTTGCGACATATACTTTTATATCAACTCCGTCTTCATTGTTTTTCAAACAATCTATCATTTCTTTTACGTGGATGGAGCAGCACGTAAGCAGTACATTGAAATTTTTCATTGTTCTTTTTCTTTTTTAGGCATAATCTGGGCTTTTATATCATCGTACCATACGGCACGTGCTTTAATCTTACGCTCTCTGGTGGCGTTTCTGGATACAAGAACTTTCTTGTCGTCAATTCCAAGAGCACGGGTCAGATTCAGATGGTCTATCTCGTTACGACATACAATCATCACATAATCGTATTTTTCATAGCGTATCAGTTCCATATCCTTGATCTTTGTTTCTTTGACATTCAGATTTTCAAGGTCAAGGCTTAAATCGATTTTCAAGTCTGCGGTCCATTCAGCCAGCTTGTCCATATCCCATTCGCCGGCATGGGTGTTCGCTTTGATATTAATAGCCTTTAATTCTGATTCACTGTAACCAATAAGGCGTTTGCACAAAACTTGAGTGTCAGGATTCTCCATAAGAATGGAAACACGTTGGTGTCCGGATATGATATTGTTGTGTTCGTCAATGACGATAACGCCGAAATCGCCAAGGTTGTCAAGTGACTCCTTCAGCTTCTCCTTGGCCTTCTTCTTTAATGGTTTACGGGGATTCCCAAACTCTGTCTTAAGTTCGGACACAGGCAGTTCTATAATTTCTATTCTTTTATCCATTGCTCTTTTTTTATAATGAATATATGTACGTTAGACCTGACAGAGGAAGTACCGATATCATTAAATCCGAGTTTCAGGGCATTCTTCCATGCAGCGGTATTACAGGGATTGATATATTGGTAAACCCCATTCATTTTAGCGATGCGGAAAGCATATTCAAGGATAAGCCGGTTACATTCATAGCCTATGCCTTTACCCCAAAAGGCTTTGTTAAGGATATGAGTGTGAAGTTCTCCAAATCCGTATGCTGATTCATCTATTCTATCTATGAAAACATTGCCGACATATATGCCGTCTGCCAGAACAGCAAAGCGTATACACTCATCACTTTCTGACTGTTCTCTATAAAAGTTGTTTTCTGATTCAAGGGATAGGGGAGAGTAGGGGCTTTCGCAAATAGCGTACTTCCATATATCCTTATCCTTACGCATCCTCCAGCTATGTTCTGCGTCGGATATTCTTTGAGGCCTTATTGTTACTTCCATATTTTCCAGGTTATGTACAACTTCATACATTTTCTGCGTAAATGCCTGCCGGGCATATTCCCGACAGGCTTAAACACAAACTCAATCATTTTTCAAGCTACTCGCAAGAGCACTCATGCAATTTTTCGGCTTCTTTCAGTCGTGTCAGATGGCAATTTCCATCACCCCGTAAATTACATAAGCCTTTTTGTCCTTGTTTTCGCTTGACTACTACTAAGGGTTGCGGGAACTCAAGGATTCGAACCTTGTTCTTCGGATTTTCAGTCCGACGCATAGACCAACTTTGCTAAATTCCCTTGTTAGCTAATTGAAGGAAGCAAGACTTGAACTTGCAATCGGATGATATTCCACGCTGTCAGACTGTTTACGTCCATCCTTTTTCACCGCTGACAGGCGGCTACTTAACAATCCCATTTCTGTCATTCCTTCAATTTAGCTGTTTTCTCTTATTTCTGCCTCAAAAATACAACATTTTATTTGTCTTTCGAATAAAACTGAACAAAAATACTATTTTTCTACTCTCAAGGTCTCAACCTTCCAACATTTCATCATATGGTCTGTATCTATTCCTATATTGAAGCGTTTACCTATATAGTTTTCGTGCGCTTCTTGTTCCGGGAGGTTAATGGGGGTAACGAACCAGTCTTTATTGCCATGCTCGTCTTTCAGATAGACTTTTACTATCGTTTTCATAATTCCTCAAATTTTCCAAGTTCACATTCTATAATATCAACTTCACTTTCATTGGTATATAAACCATTTTCTTTGGCAGCATCAATAGCAGCATTTTCATAAAGAAATACACCGAAACACACTCTACTTGATTTTGTTTTCCAAATATCAGTTTGAAACAAAACGTATACTTTATTCTTCATCTCCCCACAACTTTAGTGCAAGTTCATAATTCTTCTGTGCCTCATTTACGGCTTTCTTGGCATAAGTAAGAGTGTAGGCGTGTTCTCGTGGGTATTTGCCGGACTTCACACCTTCATGGAATTCTTTAGCTTGTTCCAGCTTATGTTCGTAGAAATCGATACTTTCAGGCATTGAAAGATTGATCGTTTCAGCACGTTTTTCCCAATACTTGGCTACTCTTTCATGTTCGGCAGCCTTGTCGCTGAGCTCAGCACTTTTGCCCATATTGTTCCAGGAATCTTCTATCATCTTCCTGTGCCGCTTTTCACTATGATGTCCGACTTTGATTGGTTCGCCTAAGGAAAGGAAATCTCTATCTTTGTTCGAGCGATTGAAATACTCATTACTTTTTTGTGCAGCCAATGATGCCCAATCATGCCTGCGTTTCGCTCTTTGCTTCGCCCATTCCTGTACATTAAATCCGTCAGCCCGAACGATAGAGTAATAATAGAAACCATCTTTCTCGAAAATCAGATTAAAAACTATGCTTTCATTCTCTTTGCCATACTTGGTTGTAACCTCAATAACTTCTCCTTTTTCGTGCTTTTCATCGCACTTTGCCAAAAATACATTTGGACAGAATTTATGATAAGTATTCATAGCTCTATGATTTATCCGTTATACTTTGCAGATATCTCTTCTGCTTTCAATTTTTTGGTAAGCTCTCCATTCTTGTAGAAGCGTACAGCAACAACTCTCACCGTTTCTGACAAGAACCGACCACAATCATTGGTTAACTTCACTTTTAGCTTGCTTGCCTTGGCTAAACTTTTTGTACGCTTCTTTATTGTGTTTTTGAATCCGAAAACATAATCTTCGGTATCAATCTCAAATGAATATGTAGTGGAATACATCACTCTTTGAAACTCTTTTGTTAGTTCTGTTACTTTGCTCATTTGCTCTCTTCTATTATTAGTCGTTATTATTTCCAAGAAGTTCTTGTAAAGCAGACTTATATCCGTCCAACGCTTGTTGTGTATATCCCAATCTGAATTTTTTATCTGCTGAAAGAGAGTCGTTGTTCAATCCTTTTTCAATAGCTTCAATGTTTGCTTTGTAGTATCTGATAAGTTCTTCTGTTTTCATTGCTCTTTACTTTTACTTGTTATTAATAGGTGTTATTTTGATATTGTAAAGATACAAATAAATAATTGATTTACAATGGTTTATATCTTTTATTTTCATCATAAAATACTGAAAGACAAAGATTTAACTTTTACTTGCAGAAACGAAAAAGGCAGAACGGACTTCTCCATTCTGCCTTAATGCAAGCAAATGTTCTATGAATATAAAATTAACTTCAAACAAATGTAGGCGTAAACTCGATACCCAACGCACGCGCAATGCGGAAAAAACTTGATAACTGGATATCTACTTCCCCTTTTTCCACACGGGCGATATAACTTTGCTCCTTACCAATTTTCTGCGCCAACTGCTTCTGGGTCAATTTTAGCTCCTTGCGGCGTTCACGAAGTATATCACCATAATACCATGCCATCGACTTCTCATTGAACTTCTCACGAGTATCTGTACCATGTTCCCCATATTTCTCATTAAGTTGCTGGTTGGTTGTTCTGAGTCTTGCCAATTTCTTTTCATCTAACTGTATCATAATGCTAAATCTTTTAAAATTCGTATTGCTTTGGCTATTTGCTTATCGTAATCCTTTGTAGATTTCTTTAAAAATCCGTTAAGCAGGATTATTTTTGTTGCTAAAATGACATTGCTGTTGTCAATTGCAAATAACACAGTTCTGTACTCATTAGAGCCGACTGACACACGCATTTCATATAAGTCTGTTCCATCCAAATGCTTTATATACTTTACAGGCAAGGCATACACCGTTTGTACAAGTTCAAATGTATACTCGAACTTATCCTTTACCCTTGCATTTAGATCATTGTAGAACTCTTCAAATTCCTCTGTCTTGTATATGGTTCTTATATCAGTGGTTTTAGTTTCTATTGATTCCATGATGCAAATATAACTAATTAGTTATAATGTAACAAGCTTTACGCCCTATTTTACACTGAACTTTTTCATTGCTCAAATACTTTTCTGTGATTATTTCAACCGATTTGCTTATCATGGAATCTGTGTCGATTCCTATCTGTTGGTAGAAGTTCTCATTTCCGGCAAGACTTTCACTTGCAATTTGCAGTGTTCTGCGTTCTTCTTTGGTGAATCCGATGCGGAAGGTGCGGAAGATGGATAACGCTTCTTTCAGGCACCCGGACTCGAATAAATTGATTGCTTTTTCTGTTTTCGTTCTCATATCCTGATATTTAGATGTGAATGTATAATATATTTGATATCAAAATGTTATAAATTAAATTACCATCATAAACAACTAATAGATCCCTAAAACAGCCTTATACAATTCAAAATTCTTGTTTTCAACATATTCATCGGAAGCATAGCGTTTAGCTCTGGCATACCACTTATGGAAGCAATCAGAACAATACCAGCGATTAAGGACTGCGATGTAGAATCCATCTTGGCAATTACTGGAACCACAGCTGTCGCAAATTCCGACACATCCATATTCACTGAGCGCGCATATCATTTCGCCACGAGTGGCTTGTATGACCTTGAATCCTTTCTTGTTTTCATATACTTTTGCCATACTGATTTACTTCACAATCATTTCAGGATGAACGGGGAAATCCCAATCGATTATTCTTGAATCCATAGAGTGCAAATTACCACCAACGACAAGACCAAAACTTTCTTCAACCAATTCTTTCGCTTCATCTTTGCTGCAAGCATTGACAGTTACTTCTCCTTCTAAGACAAACTGGACTTTTACTTTGTATTCTTTATTACTTTTCATAATCTTCTACCGGATAAAATTCACGACCTTCAAAATCATCTGCTGTAAGAACTACTTCTTCGCAGTTAACCATTTCCTCAACTTTCTCGAAAGCGGAATCATAATCATCCGCTTCCACCTCTACCACTTTAGAAAGGGTTTCTATTATTTTGATTCTGTACTTCATATTGCTTATTTTTCTATTTGTTCCATCAAGTTCATTGTCTCTTGTATGACAGCTTGTTTATCCCAATTATATTTATCATCTCCATAATGGAATGTATCAAATCCGAATATCCACCAATCATTACCTATTTCTGTGTTGTCGGTGATAAACTCAGCATTATCCAATATGGGATTTCTTTTTCCGACATACCTTGGATTAATTTTCCTTTTGCTTCCGATAGATTCTTCACCGCTTATTGCCGGTTCTGAAAATGTTATACCGCCATGAACGTCTATATCATTAATATCCAAATAAGACATTCCATGATATTTGTTCATAGAAGGGACAGCTACATATCCATTATGTGTGCCATGCTCTACCATAGTGGACTTAAACCATTCGTTTGATCTTATAAATGCTACTACTTTATTTCCCATATTCTATTCATTTTAGCAATTCAGGATTATCAAACACATTTCCAAATACCTCAATACTATCACATTCCAGATCAAACTGAAGCAGAGGGACAGTAAGGTACTGGCACTCTTTTAATTCTTGGCTTATTGGGTATTCCGCTTTATGCAGACGCAAGCCAAAGCAAGCGAAGCCATCCATGTAAACCACTTCTCCATAACAAATACAATCATGATCGGGGATAGCGCATCCATTTGCGATGCCTTCATACTTGTAGATTATGGAAATGTAATCACGCTCATAGATTTCTTTCCCGTTTTTATCGAACAAACCAGTGAATCGACCAATGGTATTATGATTTACATCATAATCAGCTATACACTTGCATGTCGGCATATCATTTATTTCGGGCAATATGGAATATCTGTTTTCTTCTATCTTAACAAGATTCCCATACAACCATTCATTGCCAAAGATATTTACACCTCTAAATTTAATCATCCCCATTTCTTACCTCCTTTCTGTATCCCGGCGTGATAGCCGTCAAGCCATATCAAAAGCTCTTTTGGCGTATGATAGCCGCTTAAACGGTGGCATGGTATTCCATTTTCAAATATTCGGTTCCAGGTTTGGTTTGTGTCATGCGCCACAATTGCATAAGCGTTTCTGGTAAATGAGGAACTTGTTAGGTGCATATTGTTTACCTTGCAGTAATCCTCTAACGACTTCAATGCTTGTTTCTGCGTCATTGCTTACCTCCTTCCTTCAATTCATTAATAAGAGCATCTCTTGTCTTCACTTGTGCTTCCAGTAAGCCATTTGTCCCGTCTTTCTCTACACGCCTCTAAGGTAGGCGCACAACAAGCAAAGAGTTCACCACTTTCAGTACGGTAATCGTACTGGTACATTCTCACTCTCTTTCTGCCTAACTTCGTTGTGTAGGTAGTGTAATTCTCTTTACCGGGTTGGCATACGCTGCAACCTCTTTCGTCGTTAATTGAGTTCATAATCATTTATCAATACTTACTTAGTAATTTGTAAAACATTCGCCTTTTCTCTATGTATTTAAGACCGTTTCGTCTAAGACCTCGCTTTGATTTTGATACAGTCATTTGGCAACCTGCAACGCCAACGTAGATGCAATTTAAATGATGCCTTTTAGCTTGTTTGAAAGCCCACCAAATCGCTTCACGGCAATATCTATAGCTATCATTTTGAACACCCTCGTATCCTCTACTCAAAATGAAGTGGCCTATTTCATTTGCTTCTTCTTCTGAATAGCATATTGTGAAGATATTATTCATCCTTTCTTTGCTTTACTTGTTCAACCAAAAACTTTTTAAAATCATTCTTGTACTGGCTGTGAATGATTTTATACTGATGGGATAGGTTAGGCAATTGTTTATAACCTTTGCTATACAAGAATTTGGCTACTAATTCAATCTTTTCACGGTTACTGAAACCTCTGTCCTTACATATGTTAGTTATACAGACATTCGCCTTGTTGGTAGGCTTCTTTTCAACTGGTGGCATGTATTCATGTCTGCCATAAGCAAGCGTTCTTGGATAGCCAACCGCTTCACCTATATATTCCCCTGTAATAAAATCAAATTCACCGTTAATTAAACTATCTGCTATTTCACCCATAATAATCTATATTTAATGTTTCACATTCAATCTTTCTTCACTTGTATAAGCCACTACAAGCCCTGTTTCATCATGCTGTATGGTGATGTACTTTTCACCCCTCTCTATAGTAGAGAAGTCATAAGGGGTTACCATCTTACCTAACACTTTGCCCAGTTGCTTCATCAGTGGGGCTTCAGGGCTGATAACTAAAACTAAATCTGCTTTCATAATCAATTTCTAATTTCTATTTGAACATTATATCCAAAGCGTGCAGCATATCTACACAGTCTATTGATAATAAGTAACAAGCATTCTGTTTTAGATGATTCAAAATTAACTTGTACCATTTCGTCACCATTTACATAAAAAGCCATTGTTTTCATAATCGTGTATATTGTGGTAGCCCGAAGGCTACCGGATTAGGACTTAAAATAATCAAAATATATATTCACCTGTTTGTTTGTCATAGACACCTATTAAACCGTCTTTATACTTTTTACGGTAATTTTCATAATGTCTTGTTATGATTTTAAGAGAATTAGAATCTTTCACAAATACACCGTTAAGCTCTAAATAATACCGTTTCATATTCTTCTATATTGCGCAGGGCTTTCGCCCTGCCGATTTATGTTAATGCGTTTTATCCTCATGTAATAACTCGCAGTAAACTGGTGTTGTGGCATCTGTGTGCTTATTGGCTATAAGAACCTCATTACTATCCCAGTTAATATATACCTGTGTAGCAAATGCACCGAAAAACTGAATTTCTTTCGTGCCAAACAATACCACCGCGTCATCATTTACATTTGCAAGTGCTGCAATTAATTCTTTCTTGGTCATATTCTTTTTTGTTGCGCAGGGCTTTCGCCCTGCTGGTTATTATGCTATCTTTAGCTCTTTAAGTCTCATATCTACCAATGATTTCAGCTTGCGAGTATCAAATAGTGGACTTCTATACCCATCTTTGATAAGCTGTATCATTTCTTTATAACCAACCTTACATACAACCTCTGTCTTCATGCTGTTATCATAAATAGCAGAATTGCAAGCGGTTATTGTGAATGCCATTGTTTTGTAACCTTTATCCTTCTTCATGATAGATGCAAACAAATACATATATACAGCATTTTTCATGCTATTCAAGGCATCTTCTTGACTGGCATTTACTTTCTACCACCTAAAAAGTCACCACATTCAATTTCTTGACCTTTTTTGATAATAGACAATGTACTGATGTACATTTTAATATCTGTTACTTTCATATCTTCTATGTTTTAATTGTTAGTAATATTGGTTTCTTTTATATAGCTAAGATACTGATTATTAGTGATGTGTGCAAATATAATCATCTGATTAACAGCAAGTTAAACTTGATTTAACTTAAAGTTGGATATTGACATGTTCATTTCAGTCGCGCTTTGTATGAATACCGTCCAATGATATGTGCAATGCTTTTTCATATATCGACTTATCACAATTAGAAAATAATCGTTAACTTTGTTCATACTTTTAAAATTATAGGTGCATGAAAAAAATTGTGACTTTATTTGCAACCGTGCTTCTGTTATACGGTTGTGGAAGTGTTCCTTTGACAGGCAGGAAACAGATGCTGCTTGTATCCGACTCCGAAGTGCTTTCATCAAGTCTGACCCAGTATTCGGAATATATCAAGTCGGCACCGATATCAAGTAACGCGACAAAGAAAGCGATGGTGACACGTGTCGGAAAGAAAATAGCCGCTGCCACGGAACAATACTTGGTAAATAATGGAATGTCCGGTGAGGTGAGGAACTTCTCATGGGAATTCAATCTGGTTAAGGATAATCAGGTGAACGCTTTCTGTATGCCGGGAGGCAAAATCGTTGTGTATGAGGGACTGATGAATCTGGTTTCCTCTGATGACGAACTGGCTGTAGTTATCGGACATGAAGTGGCGCACGCTGTGGCCAAGCATAGCAATGAGCGTATGAGTCAGCAGCTGGTTGCACAATACGGAGCGAAAATTTTGGGGGAGGCTCTCAGTGGAAAATCCGCCGCCATACAGAAAGCCGGGAATATAGTCTATGGTCTTGGGGCACAATACGGTGTGATGCTTCCATTCTCACGCAAACATGAAACCGAGGCTGACTATATGGGGCTTATTCTTATGACGATGGCTGGTTATAATCCGAATGTGGCCGTCACATTCTGGCAGAAGATGTCGGCGGGCGGATCGGGTTCAGTGCCAGAGATCATGAGTACGCATCCGAGTGACGCAACACGTATTAGTGACATAAGGAAACATTTGCCGGAGATGAAGAAATATAAGTAAACTTTAGAAAGTTACTGTAAAGTATTTGAAAAAACTTTAGAGAATGGTACAAAAAGGCGTGAAACCAAATGGAATCACGCCTAAATTATAATAAAACTCTTAAAAAGGTGTACATAATTACCAATCCTTAATTCTCTAACATCAATCATAATAACGCTGCAATCTTACGCACCTTATTAATTCTCTCCATAAACCTGTTGTCTTTTTTTGCCATTTGCAAATTATAAGATGTTTGCATTTTGAGCAAAGGTTCCGCATCTAAATCTAACGCGGCTTCTAGGAGCATAGCATATTTTGTATTTAGTGAACGCTTTGCATTCAGAATTTCATTTAATACAGTATAAGACACACCCATCTCTTTAGCAAGTTTCTTTTGAGAAATACCCCTAAATTCAATTTCATCTTTTAATACTTCTCCCGGGTGTGTCGGTTCAAAAGGAATTAAGTTATTAGCTATCATTTTAGGGTCTACGCCATCTATTTTAATCATAACTTTCTATTTATAATGGTTAGACAATTCAATTATATTACAGATGGTAGTCACTACTTCACCTTGCACCTCTGTGGTTGTAAATTCAATACGATATTGATTGTTTACTCTAACAGAGCAAAAGTCCTTTTTGTCCCCTGATAATTTTTCAAAACTCAGCCCATTGTATTTACAAAGTGAAGTTACATCAGGGACACTGATTATTATATCTATACAACGTTTATATCTACGTACGATATCAGGTTGAAAACGATGCTTTTTATCATTCGCCTTTCCAAACTCATACAATTCTTTCAGATACTCTTTATCAAACGTTACTACCATCTCATTTGTTTCTTTAATGCAAAGATAGCATTTTAATTTTATTCATTCGCATTTTTGCGAATAATTTTCTTAAAAAAAAATTAGCGACAACTCCAAAGAATCACCACTAACTATTCTATTTTTCTCATCACAAAATTGTGAACTACCGCTAAAGTAAAGATTTAGGGGGCTCAAATACGATTTTCAATAAGCCAAGAATGCTGGAGCCACGCAAATTTGGCATAAAGTCTGATTGGGAGCTTTCATAGAGCTATATTTCCCATTAAGCGCATTTCTTTTTAAGTATTTCAACACATTCTTTATCCCATCATCGAAACCATGCTTATACCCTTTAGCGTATTCTCCAATGTTATATACCGCCATTGCCAACACAAACAGGATGATACCTACAGGCTTATACCAACCGGGAAGTGATATAGAAAACGGCTTAAATGTAATTGTGAAATCTCCAACCCATAATAGGGCGATAATACATATGATTGTAAATATAATTGTTTTCATAATCAATATCTTTTTCCGTTCAACTTAGGTCTTAGTTCATTGTATCTCATCTTCTGCTCCACATGCCATATAAGGTCTATGTTCATATGCTTGGCAAGCCCGAAGATTGATAATAACATATGACCTATCTGACTTTCAAAAGAATAATTATATTCATAAAAATAACGAATTGGCAATGTGGATATGGCGTATATGCTTTCAGTAAATGTTTCACCTACGCAACTTTCGGATGCACCATATATCGCTTCTTCAGGAAAATCATCAATGGATATATTTCTTAATCCAGCCAAATCAAGCAGGCGTATAACCGCATCGCTTAGTTCGTCTGGAAGTGTATCTTTTATATTTTTTTCAAAGGAACACTTAAATCGCTTTTCTTCTTCCACTAATGCAGGATAGCGATTATAGTCCATTTCAAAACGTGATTTACATTTCTTTCCTAATCTTCCCTTTCTATCCGCTTCCACAGCTTCCATAAGCTCTCCAACGATAAGGCAAAGGCAGTGTTCGTTACTCAATTCTTTATCATGGAAACCGTGCTCACAGGCGGTCTTATAAGCACGATTCCGTAGTTCGTTCAAATTAATATTGTTCATTTTTTATCTGTTATTATATTCCGGTGAAGAGGTGATGTCCCTTTATAAGGTCAGGCAGTCATGGCTCTATACCACCGCCAAACGCAACCGTATCCCCATCTGCCGCATCGCTGGAAAGAACTATTACAACAAGAAGCATGTTGACGAGTTCTTCGGTATGGCTGTCGATATGGAAAGTATCACCGACTGGCTCCTGACTGAAAAAGCGGAAGAGCAGTTCGCCATGCAGCACCCGCCACTGTACGTTCTCTATCCGGTCCCATCCGTAACCCAGATTCACAACCGACTTACCCCTGAACAGCTTTTGCCATACATCATCGGCCATTCTGCGCTTTTCGTAAGGCAATCTGCCCCAAAAGTGAGTGATAAAGTTCCCTAACATTACAATTTGTGGCTGCACGGTTGAATTATAATTCTGAATTTCATCATGCCGCTTTGTCCACTGGTATGTGAAAGAATCGCGGTGCTATCTGCCTGGTGTAAAGGATAAAGTCGCCTGCTCCGGGAAAAGGATACCGGTTATTTTCTTATAATAGGCATCGGCATACTGCTGCATACCCAGGTCGGTAGCATGCACTCCGTCCACCTGACTGTCCATAGACAGTGCCAGCTCGTCAAACGTAATGTAATGCAGATTTCCGGCTTCATCCTTCATCGAATCGTATACGGCACGCAACTACTCATTGGTCTTACGGAACTCCTTTCCTTTCTTATCCGAAGCGTAAAAGCCCATATAGCCATCGTGCTCTACCAGTAGAATGGGAGCTTTGCTTTTGCTGCGCAATATACGGATGCCTTTTTCCAGACGCGGACGGATAAGTCCTACACGGTCGTTCGTCATATTCGGCATACAGTCTATCACATACATTGCCGCATCCACTTCGGCCAGCAATTTGAAGAAACCTTCGTCCAATTGTCCGTTGCCCGAAAAGCCCAGATTAACGACCGGCATATCCAGCTTGCGCTGCAGGATATTGGTCCAGGCCATACCGGGACGCGAAGCACATGCCCCTTGCGCAATGGAAGTTCCGTATATCACGACAGGCTTTTCGACCGACGGACGCACGAAATCGAAGCGGCTGCCTTTGGGCACACCAATCTGTAAAGACTTCACACCGTTGTACAGAGGCAGATACAAGGTGAATTCGTTTCCCTTATCGTGCGTGTTGCGGTATGTCAGGTCGTTATACGTATAGCGCACTGTATCACCGAACTGATAGTTGGCCGCGCACCAGTATTGCTGCCCGTTGCAGTCCATCGTGTAAAGGTCTACTCCGCTGACACCTGTTGCCGGCATGTGGGGCATCGAGAATCCCCCCGTAACCTGATACTTTACTTGAATTTGTGGAGCATTGGTGTAAAACTTCACATAGAGTCCTGCTGTCTGCAACGACAGGTCCCACACGGGTTTACGGACCAGTTGTTCGGCCCGCTGCGGCAAACGCTGGTAGGCCTTTCCGGTTTCCGCATTCCAGGCTCTTCCCTGAATGGGCAACAGCGAATCGGCCGCCGGGTTATGCCAGGCTGTCTGTGCAAGCAGACAAAGCGACTGCCCGAATAATAAAGCAGACAATCCTGCAAACTTGAAAGTGGTTTTCATACTTATTTTTCTTTTAGTGTTATTTCATCAACTGTATCAGATGTGAGGCTACACAAGCATAACCTTTGTCTGTGAAGTGAATATAATCGCCGCTGTAAAGTCCGTCACGAATCGTTCCATCTTCGTCAAGAAACCAGCCTGTAGGATTTGTGTAACTGACCTGAGCTCCGAAGGTATGCGCGCCCAGCAGTTTATGAATGCGGTTGCACTGTTCACGGACTGCACTGCCCTGCTCCTTTCCGGAAGGGAAAAGTCCCAACAGGATAATCTTTGAATCAGGGAACTGCCTGCAGGCCTCTTCCGTAACGGCGATGATACCTTCAGCCGTATCGTCTGCTGTGTCCTGACCGACTACCAGATTATTGATTCCGATGGCAATCACCACATATTCCGGAGTACACCGGTTATAGTTTCCGTAACGGACACGCCAAAGCAAGTTCTGCGTACGGTCACCCGAGATACCGGCACTTTCCCAGTTTCCCTGTCCCAAAGCGTCGTCCATGGCCTGCTTGCCCGGTTTGTAGCTGACGAGCTTACGCATGCCGCCCCAACCTTGCGTAATGGAATTGCCCAGCAACAGCAGTTTCAGTTTACGTTCGTTCAGCGTGGTTTCGATATCCTGTGCCACCGAATGCCACTCCGAGCCTTCCACCCATCCGGCAGCCGAGCGATACTCGTTTCCGGGAACGGCATGGGTACAATTGTTGGACCACCGGCCGGTAGCTTTCAGTATGAAACGTACAATGGATTCGGGATTGTTCAGTGAATGCGGATGATGGCCGATACCCGGTTTGTGAATCACGGTAATCGGGGCACCGAGACGTTTCATTTCTGCTTCGAAAAGGGCTGTATTCTCTGACACCGGAACAATATCGTCTGCATCGCCCACTACGTGCAGTACCGGAATGTCTGCCTGTGCAATCTTGGCCGCATGATTCAGCGGATTCTTTTTCCAGCGCAAAGCCTGTTCCTCATTCTTAAAGCCGTAGGCTTCCAGCATCCGTGTCACATCCTCGGCCGAACCTGCATAAGCACCTTTTCCCATCGGCCAACTCTTGATGTCCATGACCGGTGCATCGGCATAGATGCAAGCCACTTTATCAGAGTTCTGTGCAGCCCAGTTGTAAACAATCAGTCCGCCACGGCTCATGCCCTCCAGTACGGTCTTTTTATGAAAACCATTCTTCACCAGATATTTGTAAAACTTGTTCCAACGTTTTACTGCCTTATCGGCACCATACAAGTCGGCTACATCGCAATATACCACATGGAAACCTTGCTCCAGCAAGTCGATGTCGGTCTGTGGCTCATGTCCCCAGAAACGAGCCCGCCATATCCAGGGTCTTCCCTGTGCTTCTTTAGCCGGACGTACCACTTTGTAAGGAACCCCATCCAACTGGAAATCGTATCCCTGATAACCGTGAAAATTAAAGGAGGTCGCATTTTCGGGTACAATGGCTGCCGGCTTACTTTGAACTGCATTCAGCAGGTAATCGCCGATTTTACGCGCCATCGCACCCGCACCGATAGAAGACGGATGCAAACGGTCCGGCATAATGACCTGATCCCACTGGTTGCCAAACAGATTATGCAGATTAATAATACCCAGTCCGTTATCGTAAGCCAGCTGTTCGACTACCAAACGTACCTTTTCTTCGATAATGCGCGGACTGATGGTGTTCTTCTCGGTAAGGAAGCAACGCACCGGAGTGAGCAGAATCACCTGCGGATGCGAATCCAGCGAGCGGTAGGTATCGATAAGCGTTTGATATTCTTCCATAAAATGCTTTTCGTCTTTCCAGTTCTGCGGCTTGGTGTCGTTCGTTCCCAATTTAATCAGGACAATGTCCGGAAGAAAGTTTTTCGATTCGCCGTACACCCCAGTACGGACATACGGATAATCGCCGTCCGACTGCGCCGTTGCTCCGTTCGAACCGAAGTTGCGGACTTCGTAATCATCGCCCAAGTAATACTGCAACTGGGCGGGATAAGAGTTTTTCTCCCGGTTGGAAATACCTGCACCGTACGTGATACTGTTGCCCACGCACGCCACCTTAATGATTCGTTTTGCCCATAAGCCTGTAGGCAAAATCAACAGATAGCAAATACATGCCAAAAAGATTCTTTTCATTGTTATTTAGATAAAGTTGCAATTCACTTTTCAAACAGAAGTCCCCTGTTTTTCAACATTGCTATTTGGTCAGCAATACTTATGGGCTGCTTAGTGTATGTTATCATATGTATATAAAAATAAGTTCCGCCCTGGTACGCATTGTAAAGAGGCGTGGCGGAAATTGTTGATGCAAAGATAATGTTTTTTCTGCTGTACTGCAAACATTTCGATTTTTCTATCAAAACAAAAAATTCTATACTTTTGCAATGAGCCAAAAATAGTAGTGAAATATACAAAGCAAATTGTGCTGAAAAAGAAGAAACAGCTTAAGTTGGTTTTCCAAAGGAGTTAAGAATCAATAAAAACGTTAAATCTTCACCCTTTAGAATGTACAATTAAAGACAACAACCATATTTCTGACTTATCACCTATAAAATATTGATCAATAATCGGTTGTAAATACTATTGTAAAAGATTTGTGTTGTACTCCATCCTTAAGTTCTCAATATAGCAGTCTGATTCATCTGGATCGGTAACGAATACTATCTTACCAGTAGTAAGTATCATCTTTTAGTTCCTTTTTTTCTTGTATTAAGCCATACGGTAGATATTCAACCACCGTATGGCAATATTTATTTCTTCATTAAATCAATGCGCTCTTTCAAGGTAAGAATGTAGTCGTGCATCTGTACTTTTTGAACCTCCATTAAGGCGACCTGATTTTCACCTGCTATTTCAATAGCGTCTTTTCGACCAAGGAACAGTACTAACTTATTATGTTTGTCCATCAACTCATTATATTCGATATACATACGGTCAAGAGGGGTATCAGCCACGTGATAAGCCTTTTCAAAGACATCTTTAGGTGACCAGCTTTCATAACCGTCTTCATACACCACCTTATAACCTTCTTCTACTGGTTCCATTGTTTTTGGAATAGCATCAGTAGGTAGATAAATTTTTCCACCCTTGCGAATTGCTGGTGTGGCTTGAACTAATTTTGTTCCAATATACTTTTTCATCATTGTTTCTATGGGTTTTACAAAGCCGCCCAAGGCTCATTTCTGTTCCGATTTGAATTTATCTATAGTAGTCCTTTTATTAAAAATAGCCATAACAATCAAGGCTAAAGCTACTTTCAGTAATTGCTTTTTCCCAATAATTACAACATTACTACGATTTAGTCCGTCATTAGTCATGATACTGTACCAATTCTTATAAGGTGGCAGTACCTTATAGATAGATATTTTATAAATTATCTTCTTTATTACCATAGCTAATCTTCTTTTTCTTTTGATTCATCAATTACAACACCCCTAATATCTCTTTCACCAAATAATTTATAAGTAAACGTTCCTCCATAAAACTTTATGGTATCTCCCTTAACAGTAATAACCATTCCACCTTTTAATCTATGTTCCATGTCATCTTTACAAGATAACATCGTGGCTGTCATAAGTATAATTAATATAAACCTCATATTCAATCTCCTTTCTCTTTAATTCGTTCCAGCATATCCCTGTTGGCGTATAGTATCTCTCATCGAAAGACGGGATGGGCATCCATGCTACAACATTATAGGTCTGCAATCCATACAAGAAGGAATTAGCATCTTTTGCGTAGTCTTTTTCTGTCCTATGAGATATATATATTTGTTTCCCGTTATAAACTATTACTTTTTGGTTTAAAGAAGGCAGTTTATCTTCAACGCTTATCCAAGGTGATTGCTTTGACTGCCATTCGGCACCAGAAATAAAGTCAACAATGCAGTACGGTTCACAATGACGCTGCCTGTTTCTGCAATCATTGGAATATCCCCTTGCCGCTTCTTCTGCTGTCTGTTTCATATCTGTTCCGATTTGAATTTCTTGTTTATTTCTTTTTCAGCAGCTCTGGCCCCTTTCTTGAAACCCTCTACAAAGCTGTCAAAACAGGCTCTATGGATTTCTAAAGTGCATCTTTGCATAAGTGGGCAAATCGAGCATTTTTGGCTAAGCCCTGCGGACTTCTTGGCTATTTTCGTTACGTTTTTCATTGGATTTTTAAATTAATTATTACGATTTCTTTCCGCTGCGACTTCACTCATACGCATCTTGCACCAGGAGGTGAGACATCGGTATTCCTTATCCCCACATCTGACAGTCCTGTTATAAAACCGGTGGAGCGGAAGGGAACGTCCGCAATGCGGACAAACCTTTCTTCCGGCTTCCGTACCGGCAACCGTCTTGGCTTTACGGTGTACAAGCGTACATCCCCTGCATTCATCCAGTCTGCCTTTGTATTTCCGGCATTTGTGCAGGGAGATGCGCCCGCATGGAGCGAATTTTTCGCAGTCGAATCTGGGTTCTGTGTGATAGATGTTCATACGGCACTGTCCATCAAATCAAACAATGTGGGTGCGCTAACTTCCATCTCCGCCTCATACAGATATGAAAGACTGTCTTTCCAATAGTCATAATTCAGTTCTGTAGATAATCCCTTACGTTTCAGTCTGATGGCACAATAAGGTACTGTGCCGATACCTCCGAAGGGGTCAAACACCAACTCACTCTTGTTTGAATACCGTTCAATCAGTCTTTCAACGATATCGAGCTGTAAAGGGCAGATGTGGTTCTGCCGTTTCTTCTGTGACTGCTTGGTATTGAGCGTGCGCATACGGGTGACATCATCCCATATCCAATCTTTCTTGCTTACAGGGTCAACGGCCATAAATGTTTTAGGCAGCTTTCCGTATATTTCCAATTCTTCAGCGAATGATACATGTTCCTCGTAGTTATATATATGTTCACGTTCGTAGTTCCTGAACAGATGGCGTATCTTATCTATTCCGGCTCCTTTCATGTCCTCATAGCTCAATAGAGAGTTACCAGAAGATTTCCAACTTGCATGGGCATCTATCTGCCAACGGGCAAGCGAGTATTCACTCTTATTCTTTGTCACCGGCAAATCAGCATAGGCTCGTGAGGTATCAGAAGGCAACTTTCGGAAGAGAAGAACATATTCCGGGCAACCGATACCCATCTTTGAACCGTCCTTGCACATCTCTGTATATCCAAGCCGATAAGTCTGGTTGTTCTCCCTCACCACATCCGTATCCACTGTAATACGCCCCATGTAGCGGAACCCGTGCTTCAGATAATGGAACACAGTCATTTCGCTGAACGGGTCGATGGTGGGCATACCGTCACCCGTAGCGTTGCCGAACAGTACACGGTCCTTTACATGGATGCAGGCTAACCGGCCGGGCTTTAAAATACGCATAAGCTCCGGGGTGAGATAGTCCATCTGCTCAAAGAACTTGCCGTTGTCTTCATTATGCCCGAAGTCGTTGTAGGTAGGCGTATATTCGTAGTGGTTGGAGAACGGGATACTGGTTACAATCAGGTCTACCGAATTATCTTCCATCTTCTGACATTCAAGTACATTGTCATTATTGATAGCTTTCCACAGTTTGCCGGACTTTTCTTCCCTGCTGGCAAACATCCACCGCATCATCTTTTCCTCTGCCTGCAAACCGAACAAACCGTTCTTGCGGACTATATCGGTCATCTTGGCTACCATCTGGCGGTGTTGCGCCCACTTCTGCATGAATGATTTGAATATTTCACCTTCGCTTTCGGCATACACCAAGTAAAGCTCTACGGGATGCTGCTGCATGAAACGGTAGATACGGGCTATCGCTTGGAACTTGTCGTTGAAACGGTAGTCAATAAACATGATTGCCTTGTGGCAGTGGTACTGGAAGTTCAAACCCTCACCAAGCATTTCAGGTTTGGCGGCCAGATATTTCAGACGGCCGTCTTTGAAATCCGCTATCACCCTGTCGGCTTCATCATCATCTTGCGAGCCATACACAGCCTTACATCCGGGAATTGCCTTGCAGAGTGCCTCACGTTCAGCCTCCAAGTCATGCCATAAAAGGAAATGGTCGTCTTTGTTTTCCGGGCGATTGATAATCTCTACCACACGGGCAATCTTTTCCTGCATGTTGTCCCGAAGTTCCTTAGCTGCATCAGCAAGGCCTAGAGCAGCCTCACGGAACATTTTCACCTGCCCGTCACGGTCGGCTCCGGCAGTGGAGTTATCCACACTCACGACTTCTTCATGTACCCGTAACTCTGGTAACTCATATCCTGTATCGGGATAACCTAAATCAGACGGTTTGGTGAGGAACAACGCCCATGTACTTACCCATAACCAGAATTCCTTCTCCTTGTGGGGATAGAGGGTAAGATTGTTCGCCTTCGTGCTGTCACGCTGGAAGAACCTTGTAAGTGCCTGCCCGGTATCCATCACTCCAAGGTAGCCGGCATAGTGTATCAGCTCCTTGTATCTGTTGGGTGACGGTGTGGCAGTGGCAACAAACCTGTACGGAACTTCTGCAAACATAGGAAGAAAATCCTGATAGGTCTTGGTTCCGAATCCACGTAACACGCTCGCTTCATCCAATGAGGTAACGGTAAAGTAAGAAGGTTCTATTCTTACTCCGTCCTCGCCGTCACGGACACGCTCATAGTTTGTCACCATGATATTGGTCGGACATTGCTTCACCTCCTGCATAGTACGTACATAGGTCACTTTCATGCCCAGATGCTTTTCGGCCTGTGTCAGGAACTCCACTACTACACGCTTGGGGCAAACTATCAACCCTTTGCCTCCTGTGCGGTTCAGGATTATCCGCAGTATCTCCAACTGGGTTACGGTCTTCTGCATACCGAAGCTGGAGAATATCGCCCTGCAACCGCCGCAAACAGCCCAACGTACCGTATCTTTCACATGGGGATATAAGTACGGGGTAAGTTCATCAGCCTTAACTTCAAATCCTGTCTGATGGCTGATTGCCATCTTGTCTTTTAAAAATTCTATATAATCTTTCATTATGCTATTCTTTTTTTAATTTCTCTTTTCTAAACAGGTGGCTGAACGCATTATCCAAATCCAAGTCCAGATTCAGTTTGGACGGGAAAGATTTAATGTATTCGTACATCTTATAAGCGAGGTTGTCATCATCACCGCATCTGTCAATCAGTGTGAGCAACATGGCGTTCACCATGTCAGAATCATTGCCGAAGTTTTCCTGAGTGGATTCGCTGCAATGATTCACATCACTTTTCAATCTCTTTATCGCGGCTATGGCTGTGTTGAAGTTTCTTTTTGAATCGTGCCGCAATTCAAAGCCTTCCTTCTTGTATTGCTGCTGCATTTCTAGAAGGTTGGTTTCTAAAACGTCCGTGAGGACAAATACGATGTTGGTTATCGTATTCAGTTTGTCTGTTCCTTGCATAATCGTGTATTCTTATTTCTAATTCGAATGAATCCCCTTCGTTCTGTTTCTTCTAACAGTGGAAAGTCTTCATTCTTGATTTCACATTCTGTTTCGTAGTTCACGGAAGTATAACTTGGGATATTGAACTTTTTCCGGATTCTTACGATAACATCCGGATTTCTTGTTACCCAGTAAACGGTTATTCTCATGGTGATATCAGCATTTTTCTAGCTTCCTCATCTCCTGCATCAGCACGGTGCTTGATTTCAATGTACTCAGCATAAGAGATTCTGTTATCTCCACGCTCCTCTATCTCTTTTTCACGTTGGTTTCTGTATCGTTCACGCTCTTTCCGTTCAATATCTTTCCGACGTTCAGAAACGTAGTCCAGCATCGCACTTGTTATTTTCAATGGATCTATTGAACCGTAGAACCGCCCATACTTCCCTGACTTAAACCGTGCTATGAAAAAACAGATTTCAGCGGCATTTATATAATAATACTCCGAAAGGAATATCTCCGATAGTTCAGAAAGTTGCTCTTTCGCTATCTTGGTTGAAACTTCTGCAAAGTCATTCAATGAGCCAAATTGTATCTTTAGCCATTCTATCGGTGTTTCATCCCCATAAGTAGAAGACAATAGCCCTAAACTCGGAATGCTGTCATTCAACGCCAGTTCTGAATGGGTTGCATTACATCTGACAAGTTTGAACTGCAAATCAGGGTTGTAATCAAGAATGAATTGTGCAGGATCGGGATATTTATTCAATAACGCCCTCTGCTTCAAGTTCCTTTCTCTTTTTTGCGGCAGCTTCTCTAACGGTTGTAGCGACTGCAAGAACTGAATCACGTTTTCGCTGCTCGCTATCCTGTTGATTTTTACTAAGTCTTGTCCCATTATAGTTTCCTTCCAATATTTTAGTAAAGTTTGCTTGTTTGAAAATCCAATCAAAGTCGCATTTCCAATTGCGGTCATTAGCTCCAAGTAAGAACGGGGATTGAAGAATGAGATTGAAAACACTCCTCACTGACTCTTTCCCATATTGGGCTATCCGGGCTTTTACAGCCTTTTTTCTCACATCAGTCATTGATCTTATCTGCTGGAGTCTGTCTTTGAATGTGGTATTATAGTATTCCATCAATCCGCTGTAATCAATCTTTTCAGAGGGGGAGGGCGAAGAAAGCTTGTCTTTCTTTGATACTCCGTCAGGAGTATTTTCTTTCTTTTGATGTAGAGATATATCTATATACTCTCTTTCTTCTTTCTTTGTATTTGTGCCCTCTGTGTGCCCTGATTTTTGTAAAAGTTCGGATTGCGGTAGATTGTTGTTCATGGGCTGTGCCCCAAGTTGTGCCCTTAGTTGTGCCCATTCCTGTCTTAATTCATTGATTTCCTTTTCAATACCTGTGTCCTTACTTGTGCCCTTGGTTGTGCCCATTGGATTATATTCTTCATATTTACATAAGGTTATAAGGTTCATTCCTTGATTGCACTCAACAGTTATCATACCTTTCTTTCTAAGATGCACAAGAAAGGAACGCACCTTCTTTTCAGACCATTTCCAACGCTGTGACAGAAATCTTATGGATGCAGGATATTGACCTCTTGAATAAGAGATTTCTCGACCTCCGATACTCTCCTTTCGGGGCGTTGCCTCAAATCGTGCAGACTGAATTAAGTCTAACCACGCTTCGCAACTGCTAAAAGTACGGGCTTCATTCCACATTTCATTCGAGAAAAACCTGCGGCTTAGCCTCAAAAATCCTTCGTCCATAGTCTTAGAATCTCACGTTAGTTAATTGCCTTCCGTTAGAAAATACAGCCCACTTACCATTACCGCTATCAAACAATCGTAAATCCGACACCTCTCCGAAACGTTTGATGTTACCGCATAAATCCACAATCCATCCACATTCTTTAGAAGGATGCGGGCGGATGGCACGACCGACTATCTGATACCACATGGCAAGTGACATTGTAGGACGTGCCATAACGACCGTATCAAGTTCCGGATAGTCAAAGCCAGTCGTAAGTACACCCACATTAGCTACTACCGGAATTTCACCAGCTTTGAACGCCTCAAGAATATGTTCACGTTCTTTCTTAGGAGTATCACCTGAAACGATAGCGCAACCGGGTATTGACATCGTTAACCGTTCCGCTTCTTTCAAAAAACGGGTAAAGACCAAAATACCCTTCCGTTTTCCTCCGGCTTTGGGATTCATCAGCCTTTGGACGATATGAACGAGATAACCGTAGAAGTCTATCCGTTCATATTCTTTTTGAACTGACCTATCCGTATAGTCGGCACCAGTAGTATTTACTTTCAAGTTAAGTTCATTCCACCCTGAAGGATTCATTGAATAGTAATCCAACTTCGCCAAGTAGCCCATATCTAATAGGGTTGATACCTGTACATGATAAATGACCTCTGAAAAGACATGAGGTTTTGTCCGAGTGATAAATTTCAGCATGGAACCGAAATCACGACTGGAGCTTAAACGGTATGGCGTTGCTGTCAGTCCAAGAACCTTACACTTCACTGCATCAAAAAAATCCTTGTACATTCCCTCTTTGGGGTTTACAAGATGACATTCATCCACAATGATGTTCTTGAAGTGGGTAAACAGTTCGGGATGATTCTTCACACTGCCGATGGTGGCAAATGTTATCCGGCTTATCTCCTTTGAGTTAAAGGATGCTGAATAGATACTGCAATCAAGAATACCGTATGAACAGAGTTTCTTGAAATTCTGTTCGAGTATTTCCTTCGAGGGCTGAAACACCAAAGTGTGCCCGTCAAGTCTTGCAGCTATATCCGCTATGATAAGGCTCTTTCCGCTACCCGTAGGCAGAACCATGATAGCATTTGTTTTCTTCGCCTTATTGTTGAAGAAGGAAACGGCTGCATCAGAGGCCTTCTGTTGGTAATCTCGCAATACATAACTCATAAACCCTTCTCCTTTCGTAACTTCTTGTTCAAAATCTTATAGTACTTAATTAGCTGCTCATACTCGAAATCAGACATCTTAGAAGTACTGGCAGCCTTCACTTTTAGCAAATCAAATTTCTGTTGCCCGATTTTTTCTATCAGACCTTCTCGATAAAATTCTAAATGGTCTGCTAAAAAACGGTTACAATATCTACATTCTGCATGGCAATTGTCTTCGTCAAACCGTGTTGACAAATGTTTTCGACTGAAATAGTGCCCGCAGTCCGCTTGTGTAAACGGCTTTATCTGTCCACATGATATACATCGGAAGGAACCGTTTGGCATACAATCACGAAGCCGGATGAAAAGGGAAAACTCTTTGTCGAGCTTAGCTTTCAAATCCGGCTTCTTCTTTACTGTTATCCCTGCTTTATCAAACAGAGGTAAAGGCTTGTCTTTCTTCTTAGCCTTTCGTTTTATGTAGTACGGCATTTTCTATTTGTCCAATTGTTTCATCAAGTACCTTGTCTCTTGAACGACGGCTTGTTTGTCCCAGTCATATTCATTGTCTCCATAATGGAATGTGTCAAACCCGAATATCCACCAGTCATCACCTATTTCCGTATTATCGGTAATGAATTCCACATCATCCAATATGGGATTTCTTTTTCCGACATACTTGGAATTAATTTTCCTTTTGCTTCCGATAGATTCTTCACCGCTTATTGCCGGTTCTGAAAATGTGATACCTCCATGTACACTTATATCATCAATATCAAAATAAGACATTCCATGATATTTGTTCGCAGAGGGAACAGCCACATATCCGTTATGCGTTCCATGCTCTACCATAGTGGACTTAAACCATTCGTTTGATTTTATAAATGCTACTGCTTTATTTTCCATAGTTTTCTATTATTGGTTTACACAGTTCAACAACTTGTTTACAATCCTCCACATCAAACATTCCGATATGGCAAAGCTCACGTGGTATGCCCAGTTGATTGGATAGCCACAGGTAGGCTTTGTTTCTGTTTGAAGTGTTGGGGATATGTTTCTTCCAAATTTTATTGATAAGATTGGTCTTAGCTACCTGGTCGAAGTAGAAGTGGGCTTCTTTCTTGGCTTCCCTTAGTTCCGCGTTTGCCAAACGCCCTAACGCCTGGTCTGTACCCTTGTGTACTCCGACATAAGCCCTACAATCTCGGCAGAGGTAAATCATACCGTAGGAGCGTCCGTAGATTACAGAACTATCCACGTATTCAGTAGACCTACCGCAATAAGGGCAAATCTTACCAGTTAATAATTCATCCATAATTTTCCATTAAAAGCCCCGAAGCGTATTCTCCGGGGCACAACCATTATTTACTAACCCTTGCCATTTATGTGTGGCTCACATTTATGTGGAGAGCCCGGGCTCGAACCGGGACGAGTGGTGTTTTTGCGGTTATATGATTTTAAATCATTCTACCTAAGATGTCTCGCAGGTTGCCGGCTTGGTTATTAACGGTTATCCTGGAATTTTGCACCTCACATCTTGATTAACGTCTACCAATTCCGTCACTTCTCCATGTTCGCCTGCCATATCTTCACAGACCGAGCAGGCAGGTTAACAAAGTTATTCCATATAAGCCATTGAAAACTCTTTCGGAATAAAACGCCCGACCGGGATAGGTTTAGCAGATTCAATGGCTGTATGGATTTCCCTCTTTCTGAACTCATGTCCCTTTTCTTT